ATATCCCGCCGAGCAACTGGCCTCCGTTTGCGAGGTCTTGCGTTAGTAGTTTAACCAATTCCGTTAAAGGTGGCACGGCTTCGGCAAAAATCCGGTCTAGATTCCCGCCAGTTGCAGCGCTTAGCTTTTTGAGCTCGTTATCAAGCTGTGCAACCTTTTGGATTGCATCCTCGGATAACGTGGCCCCCAATGCTTTAGCTTCATCGCGTGCGGCTTTTATCCCTTGCGCGCCAAGCTCAAAGAAAGGTTTAAGCGAAGCACCATTTTTGCCGAGCGTTGCGGTTAAGAATGCTGTCTTTTCCGCGTCGGACCCAAGGCTAACAACCGCGTCTGCGATTTGGTCTAAGACTTGTTCTGTAGCCAGCAAGTTACCGCTAGAGTCTCGAACGCTTATACCTAGCTGATTAAACGCATTCGCCGCCGCGCTGCCCTCTTCATCCGCTGCAATCAAATTTTGCTGTAGCTTGCGAGTCGCCGCGCCAAAGTCCGCAAGGGTTGCATCGGTCTGTCCAAGCACAAAGTTATACTCGGCCACGGCTTGTGCAGTAGTGCCGATCTTTGAGCCAATTTCGCTAAATTTGTCTTGTTGAGCGATAAAACTCTGAAATCTAGCGCTTAGTTGACCAACTGCGCCCTCCAAAAGGCTCACAGCGCCCTGCGCTAGAGCAATTGCACCTGTTAGCTTACCAAACCCTATTGATGCGCCTGATGTCGTTTTGTCGGCTGCTTGCTGTGTCCGGCCTAAAGCATTGTCAAATGCTGTCTGATCAATACCAAGCCCAGCCGCAGCATCAGATCCACTTAGACCGCCACGTCGTGCCGCTGCATTGGCTTGCCTTGCCGCCGATACTAGAGCCGCATTTGCTTGCGATGAGCCCTTGCCCGCCGCTGCTGCAACATCCTCGTAAGCTTTGCGAATCTCTGCTAACTGTGCTTTTACCTGTGCCACCGGAGTAGCACGTAACCTTTTATAAGCTAACTCAAGATCAACTGAGGTTTTGTTTAATCCGTCTCGCAGAGGTGTTGTCGGGTCTTTAAACGCATCTCTCGTAACGCCGCTCGTGCTTGCAATCTTAGCTTTGAGCTTATCGACTGCTGCAACAGCTTCGCCAACATCTGCACTAATCTTTAGCTTTGACTCTAGCGCCATGTTATCCCTCGACTACCTTGCCCGCAACGAGTCCACCCAGCAACCCACTTGAAGCCGCCGCCATTCGCTTGGCCTGCGTTTCCTCTTGGTCTGCTATGGCTTCTAGCTCATTCTTAAGCCTGCGTAGCGTGTATTTGCGCATGTCGTTGTCAGTATGGCCATTAGCTCTTAAGGTACTAAAGATACGGGTCCAACTATGAGTCGCTCGATCCGGTTGGCCCATGTCGGATGAGCTGCGAAAAAATCCGAATTGACCTCCATGATCTTCTCAATTAAAGCCAAGAACGCCTTAGCCTTCATCGCTTTAACTTTATCAACTGGCAGATCAGTCAGCTTTGCAATAAAGTCATAACCGTCATCGTTAAACCCAAGCGCAACCCAGCTCGTGAAGTTACTTGCTTTGCTAAAGTCCTCGGCCCTGAATTGTTTAATCCCCAGCTTAGTCTTTCCAAGCTGAATAATCACCGGCTCATCGCTTGCAAAAATGTCGTCTAATTCAGTAATCATGTTGTCCTTTAATTGGGTGCAGCAACCCAAGCAGAACCCGTGTTAAACACTTGCAAAGGCGCATTGCAAAGCGTTACTGTTACGGGCTGGCTTACGGTAGCATTTGTCGAGTCGGTGACGTTCACAGTGTAGGTGTGCTGATCGCAAACCGCATTGCCGGAACGTCGAATTTTTAGCCCTTGCTTGGGCGAATAAACGCGCCATTTGCAGTTGTTGTAAACCGCATATTGGCCGGTCTTAGAATCTATTTGAACTTCGCCTGATGTGCCTTTGTGCGTCGGTGGCATGGGCGCATCCAATGTGTATTGCATTGCTTGGTGATCGCGCCAGATTCTCATATTCATGGCTAGTGCCTCAGTGATTTTGCAGCATGGATTACAACCGTCTGAAACCGGTAGATCGGGCATGTCATTCAACCCGCCAAAGATCGGCACGCCAACATCAGCATCGATCATGCTTAGGGTTATGTTCTGCGAGGCAGTCTGACCACCTGCCGCCGTTGCTATAACTGTGTAGGTATGAGTCGCGGCCATGTTAAGCCACCACCCATGCAGCCCCAGTATTAAGCCATGTAAGACCGGTTGCAGTGCTTACGATTTGCAGTCCTGACTTAGCCGGATAAACCGCCCAAGTGCCGTTGTTATAAACAGCATAAGCACCGGTCAAAGAATTGATCTGGCCTTGACCAGGAACACCAGACCCGCTCGGAGGCATTGGCCCATCCGAGCTAAAGCTAAGCCCGATGTGATCCTGAATAATTCTTAGGGTCGCGTTCATGCCTTCGGGCATTCCGCAGCAAGTGCCTTCGTCTGCAAAGTCCGATGTGAAGCCGTTAAGCTGCGTTGAGCCCGAACCCCACGAACCCGGCTGAGACAGCGCTACGGTGATGTTTTGGCTTACTTGCGCGTTATTTGCGTCTGTTACCGTGACGGTATAAGTGTGATTGTTTGCCATTTAGACGCTCGCAACCGCGGGGAATATTTTATAGGCCAACCGCTTCGAGCCGATCTTGACCGATTCAATTTTGCCGGTCATCGGTTGGTTAAATAGCTCGGTATGGATTAGCGAAAACTGCGCCGGTCTTTGTAATTGAACGCGGTAGAAGATAGCCATAACGCTCAAAGGTTTACCGCAACTGTCTTTAAGCAAAGACTCACCTTCAAACACTAAAGAAACCGGAGGTAATTTGCTATCAGTTGATTCATGCTCAACCGTTCCCGACGCAAAGTAACTTGCACGCAAAACCTGACGGTCTGTTAAAGCGCGGTCACGCATCATTCGTGGGCCTGCAACGGTCATTACGTAATCAACGCCTTCAACTAGGTTAACCGTGGCTAAAGTTTGAGTATCAAGCGCTTGGACCGTGTAAGGCTTTAACTTGTTGACTGGCGCTTGTGGTAAGGGGATTAGCTCACCCGCGCAAAGGTTTTGAGCGCACGCCGTAAAGACTTGTTCATTGACTTGCGTCTCTGATCGATCAGCCCCAGCAGTACCAAACGCGCGTTCAAAATTAGACTTGCCAAAGCAATGCAGTGTAAAGCTAATGTTGCGTGCGTTTACCCACTCACCCGAGCAACCGTTACCGTCGTTTGTGTAGTCGTTAACCGAACTTGAGGCAATCTCAGTCTGCACATCTAACTGACTAACATTGCCTAACGCTTGTTGTGCCGGTAGCTGTACATAATTTGCAGGCAGCACTAAACCCGTTGAACACTGACCGTCGTAGCCAGTGCCATCGGTTTTTAGTGCAGGGCCAGCATAAACCCGACCCCGCCAAACAATGCAGCAGTTATCTGTTGACACATTAGACCAAGGCGAACGTACCGTACTGACTTGCACCCTGAGCTGTTACGCACAAGTCTTTAAGCACAGTGGCTTCAAAGTTAAACGAGGCTAGGTCATCACTGATTAAAGGAATGCCGCCGTTAGGCTTTGGCTTGATGCGATAGAACATACCTGAGAATGGCGAACCGTCGACAGCATTGAAGCCGTCAAACGCGAGCACGAACTCTTGGGTTGTTGCGGTCAAAATTTCGACCAAGCTATAAGCTCCATGCTCATAAGTAGCGGTAAACACTAGACCTAAAGCCGGAATAGTTGGCAAGTTTGGCGCGTTTTGGGTAATCGTGATGCCGTTACCTGAAACAGTGTAATCAACGCCTAGAACCAAACCAGTTGGAGCGGTAACAATAACGCTGGTTGTGTCGATGTTGGTTACTACGCGGCCCTGTGCGTCCTTGAACGGGATGTACTGACCCTTAGCAACGATACGACCGCTAAACGTTGCGGCAGCGCTTGCGGCTTTAGATGCTGAAGTACCTGCATATTGGCGAGCAAAGTTATCCGGACCTAAACAGCGACCGGTCAGCGAAATAGTAACGCTGTCAATCTCGGTTACTGAGCAAGAAATACCGCCGGCCGTTTGGTAATCTTTTTGCTCGGTATCAGTGACCGTAGCATTGACGGTAAAGTCCGAAGCATTGCCGAAGTCAAGCAAAGGATAAGCGACTGGATCGCCGTTTTCGTCGATGCCGCAGCATGGATCATATAAACCAAGTTTAATCTTACCGCGACCGCGAAAGCAGCATTTGTTTGTAGTTACGCAATTAGCCATTTTTAGGGCTCCTATTAAGTTTGGTAATCCGAAAGGATCAAGGTCGAAACAGAAAAGCGAACGAGCGCATACGGCTTGTCGGCACTCGTTTCGATTTGTGACCCTAGCGGTGTCACGTTGATTTGCTGGCAGCTCATTCGAACGCTTGTGAGTGCGTTCATAATTGCGCTGCGCTTAGCAAAAATCTGGTCGTAAAAAGGGGATTGGCAAAAGCCATCTGCACTAATTGCTTTTTGCTGATTGCCCTTGAAAAGAATGTGCGCGGAAACCAAAAACGACAGACGATAATCGGCGCCTGAATCGCTTTGCTTTGTTTCCATCGTAATGATGTTGGCGCAGTCCATTTGCTTAATAGACGGAGGATCAAAACGCTCAAACGCAACGCGATTACTAAGAAACTCAAGGCCCATAAGCGCTTCACGCATTGCGTTAACAATGTCGAGCTCTGCCTGAATCATCCAGTGCATTACCATGCTGAAACCGCCGGCTCTAGCGACTCAACAATATGCAGCTCATATTCTGTTAGCCCTGCAATGGAACCTTTGGGAGCATGGACTCGATACTGCGAATCGTTGTGAACGATCTGATCGCCTTGCGAAAGGGTTGCGGCAGTTTTTATAGAGTAAGTAAACCCCACAAAGTCGGGGGTACGAGTAAATGATTTCTTAAAAACTCCGCAAGACTGGTAGGCGCTGCCGTGGCATGGCGAAATGATGATTTGCTCACCAAAGACAGAGCCCAAAGACTGATTCAAGAGGCGATTGATTTCTTTACGAAACACTGATGCGCCCTTGACGTAATACGATTGGATTACCCGCAGTAGTGCTTGCGGTAATCTTGTAGTTGTAGCGCAGCAAACCGTTGCCCATAGCCGTGGTTTGCGTTGCTGTTAGGTCAAAGCAAACCTTGGCCGGTACGCCCGCCGTATAAGTGCCGACAATCTCAATCGGGCCATTGATCGGGCAGCCGCAGTTACCCAAAATGTCATCGATAACTAGCTTGGGATTTACTAACGGACTAGGCCACTGGCAACCCGTGGAGTCAAAGCAAATAGCCATGTTATCGGCTTCAAGGTATGAGCTACCTTGCTTGATGCAAAACACCTGCTGATCGCATCCGCAGCACTTCATGGCGTCTCGCCTTTGACCTTTTGGCCTTCTTTGTATTCTTCGATTTGTGCCTTTTGTGCGATGCGTACTATTGCACCCATGAAGACAACTAAAGCAGCAGCCATTACGCCAAGACCGACAAAGCCAAAGAAGCTATAAGCCAGCGCTAGGAGCATGACAAAGAACACACGGTAAAACCCGCAGAACGCGCAGCCATTACCAAGCCAATAGACGAACTTGACCGCCGGTAACGATTCGTCGCCGCCGTTGAATAGGTATTCTTTGACGGTCATTAGTGCAAAACGACCGGATAAACAGCCGCGCCGCGCAGTACCAATGCAAACCAGACAGCATCTAGGGTTTGCTCAAGCTGGGCGTCGGTCATTGACTCAACGTCGATAGGCGCACAGCTACCACCGCCGCGTTTTCCGCAGGCTTCTAAAACATTTTGATTGTCGAACATAGCAAGAACTTTGAAAAGTTAACTTGCCTCAAAATAGTCAAAACACGCTTATGTTTCTAGGGTGAAAAACCTACCTCTACTTGCCACGCTGAAAGTGCGGGCCATCGACTATTCGCTTCCAGTCACCGCCCCAAACATTTTCGGGGTCGAGTGACTTCCAATACTCGCCCATTGGTCTGATTTCTTCGGCAGTGCAAAGTTTCCCGTCCTTGAACACGTTGAAGTCAATCGCTAGCCTCTCAATGTGCTTGCTGTTCATCGTTAATGATCGGCCTGCATTAAAATGCAATCGTTGCTGTTCTACTGTTCTTGCGGCTTCCCCAAATGTCAGTACGTAGCCGTTTTGGAACGCCCAAATAATGAGGTATGCCGTGTGCACAACGAATCTTGCTTGATCGCTTACCCGCTTGGTGTACGGGTCAAAGTTGATCGGGTTAGCCATCACGCCGGCCCATCATTTCCGTTACCTTAGCGATAACATCGTCCTTGCCCTTGCTCGAGCTGGTCGAGCCGAAGTAAAACCCAAGCACCAAAGTCATTAAGCCAACAACAGCCGTGCGAACGTCAGCCTCTTTGGTTATGTATAGAATAATCATGCCTGTGCTGATAACAAAAATTGCCAACATTGCAGCGATGTTTTTAGTTAGCCAGGATGCGTGAACCGACTCATTAACGCGAGTGTTCATATCACGCGCCGATGCTCGATCTTGCATGGCAATCTTATCGCGTTCGATACTTTGCTTTTCAGCTTCAAGCGTATAGCTTAAAAGATATTCCTCGTGTTTAGTCTGTAGCTCAAGTAACCTGTACCGGCCCTCCTCGGTCTGCATTGTTTTTTCAATGTCAACGCCAAGCTTTTCTTCAATAACTTGCTTGCCTTTAGCCTTGATCGCAGAAGACAAAAGACCTAAGCCGGATTCAGCTAGGTCTTTTAGTAGTGGTATCGCGATTGCCGCTACCAGTGGCGCTACCACTAAGACTCATCCTTCGCCTGAATACCATCGGCTAAAACAACGTGACGCTCGATGAGCATTTTCGTGATCGTGTCGTAGGCTGTCTTTACTTCATTGTACTGAGCCCGCATAACGTCAAGCTCCACCCGCATAAACTCAAGGTCTTTTTTTAGTTTTTCAGTCTCAGACTTTGGGTCGCCAACTAGGTTAGGGATTGCGGCACTGCCAGCGCCAACTAAAACACCTATGACAGTAATAATAAGTTCTTTGTTAGATGGCGGAACGGGTATAAAAGTTAGATACGCTACAAGCGCAATCAATACCAATACCAAAAAACCGGATGCTAAAAACTTGCGCGTATCGTTACCCATTCACTACTCCTACTTGATGGCTTTTGTCGAAGCCGCTGATTTCTTAGCCTTGTTCGCCTTACGATTTTCGCGGTCAGCTTTACGTGCGTCTCGACGTGCCTTGCGTATTGCAGGCGGGTCAATGCCTAGCGCTAGACTCAGAGCCTTCTCGGATACGCCTAGCTTTTTAAACGCAGCAAATACTTCGTCTAGTGCAGTATCCGACTCTAGCTCTTGTGCATCAATAGTACCGTCGTCGTTAAAGTCCATCTCAGCAAAAACCTCCGCTACTACCGGAGGCAACTCCGCTAACTTGATAGGCTCACCAAAAGGTGTTTCGTATTTGATTGGTTTGAGTTCGCTCACGATTCGTCCTTATGCGTGTGGCAAGATTAACGGGCCAAGTGATAGCCACTGTGGGATACCGGCTGCTTGCGCTCCACCGTTAGGGCCAAGTGTGGCGTAATCATTTATGGTATCGCCAGAACCGCCGAATACTTGGACTGCGACGCCTGTCTGTCCGTTAATCGTCTGATTGACAAAACGCATTTGAACGGGGATAGGCTGCGCATCTGCACTTGTAGACCGTTGCATCTGGCCCATATAGATCGGCTGACCGCGAACTTGAACGCCGTTAAGGAATGCAACCGTCTGCGTGCCTACGATATTCCCATTGAGCGTAATCAGCCCTTCAACTTCAATCTGACCGCGAGGATCGCTTTCTACTGTGTTATAGCGATAGAACGCCGTGAATGGCGCAGCATAAGGGCCAACAACACCGGCCACCGCAGGTAAGGCGGCAGTCATGCCCGGAGCGGTTTGCCCCGCCACGGTTACCAACCGCCAATCGCCAGAGCCTTGAGCGTGATCGTTCTGGACACGCAAAGCTGGGGTTGCGGAAGCGAGCGCAATACCGGGCTGTGTAATTGTGCCATCAGCCCATGCAACTCTTGCTTTACCGTCGCCGGTACTGATATTAGCGCCCCTTGAGCCGTTGTAATGCGCAACGCGGACAGCACCAGTTGGCACAGTAAAATTTCCGCCTTGGTAGTTGGTGATAACGAAATCGCCAGCGACGGAACCCGTTCCGGATATATATGCGGGCGGGATAAACCATAGCGTATCCCATACGCCGAGCGGAATATAGGGCCTACCTGAGATTCCTTGTACGACACGAGTAAGCGCAACAGCGCCGTTCGTCAAGGCAACTGGGATCGCGGTACCAATAGCGGGAGGGTTAATGTACAGATACTGAGCGCCCCATGATGCGTACATATCTGAGATGCCGTACATCATTTGGTTGGCGTCCCACGACACCATTACACCATCCGGGAAACCAATCAATCCATTAGCCCCAGCTCCTGCAAAAATGCCGCCATGAGACCAGCGAGTGTATTTCAAACCTGTGTGAGTAACACCCATTCGGCGATGTAGGCGGTCTAAGTCGCCATCAGCCTTGCCCATCCAGATAGCATCACCCGCACGCAGACTACGCTGTACGCCGCCAACCAAAACTTGGGTTGTTGCGTTAGCTCCGGTCAGTTGATAGCTCATCACAGGCAGCCAATTTACTGGGATAACTACACTGCCTGCATATCCTGCAACATACCATGACCCTGCGTTAACGCCGCCGGTATCGCTAGCTGCATAGTACAAAGTCTCGTTGTCGTTTAACTGCACAACAGTAGAAGTCGCCGTAATCGGAAAGGTACCACGCTGCGCACCACCAAACTTAACAATCGCATCAGCCGCCGTAACAGTTTCCCATGTACGATTAGCTGCACCATTGACACCAATGACCACTGTACCTGCCGCACGACCAGCTTGGTTTACATCGACAAAACCATTTGCATTGATGTATGAACGTTGGCCACCATCAATCCATCGAATGCTTCCGGTAAAGCCAACGCGCTGGGGCGTAGATGTTGCAAACGTAGCGTAGAAATAACCCTCGCCCTGAGCACGGTTCTTCATTGCTGTCCACAAAGCTGCGGTTACATCTGTACCGCCGCCGAACTGTCCACCCAAGCCAAGAACATCTTTAGTTCCCCAGTAGAACATATTGTTGTCATCGCGGCTAACAATTCTAATCCACTCGCCGGGGTGGGTTCCGGGGTAACTCGTATTATTCAACAGGCTTGGGGTTGCGCCCACAGCCGAAGATGTATACGGCGTGATTAAAAAATTACCCGCAATTGTGGCAAGTCCAGTGCCGCGTGTTGCGCGATACCAAAGAGTCTCCCATGCATTTAGCAAAATACCGCCTGTAGCCGCAACCTGACCTACTGTAGCTGCAACGACTGTCCGAGTACCGCCGCCTTGAACTGGAACAGTAGCCCCGACCGCTGGCATAATAATGTCATGATAACCATTCGGCTCTTGAATTGTAACTCCCGCCGTCATCGTAATTAAACGACTCGTCCAAGCAACCTCACCCGCCAACGATACGCGAGCCTGACCATTCATCTGCAACAAGTCTTGCAAGTTGAACTCGGTCTGAACCTGAGCCTCGTACTGCCACGGCCCCCATGTAGTTGCGCTTGTGCCTGTACGATAAATCTTACGGCCATCATCAAGCGTCACGCGCTGGAATACTTGGCCGCCGGAAAAGTCAGCCGCATTTGAATAACGACGCTGAGTCTCTAAAAGAACATAGGTCTGCAAGCCCGGAAACTGCGTAGCCGTTAAGCCAATCGCCGTTGCGGTCTTGAATGTATAACTATCGCCCGCCGCATAATCTTGCGGGTTAGGATTGGTCGCACGCAGATCGGGCACTGACACGCCATTTGCTAGACGCACTTTACCCAATAGGTCTACGCCGATTGCAGTCATGTTGGTGTCAGTTACGCCACCATCACCCGCTGTTAATTGAACTGAATTACGCGAACGAAGGTCGTCTAGGGTTAGGCCGGAGTCACCGTTTACGCCGGTGTCTACAACAGTTTGACCCGAACGAAAAATCGCGTCTTGGGTATCTGTGGCGCCGTCTGGGGTTAAGCCAGTCAGCGAACCAGACCTCCAAAAATCTGCCGCTGATTCTTGTGGAACCGATGGGCTGTGCCAAGTATTATCTTCCGCACCCCAAATCAACTCAACATACTGACCGGCCTTGACCGAGTTCGCGTACATTGTGAATGTGTTCGTCCCCGTATTGGTAATAATAACAGCTAAACCGGATCGAGTATCTGTGGGGTTAGGTAGAGTGAACGATAGGTTAGCCGCCGACGCATTAACGCCGATGTTACTAACAATATCTACCGTGGCCACCGCTGTACCGACCACGCCACTTGCAGCAAGGGGGGCTAGGTTTACGCGCTCACGAAGTAGTGCCGAGTTTATCTCTGCCATGTTATACGTCCACTGAAATTCGTGCGCTGGCTACAGCCACTGGCACAAACAAAACAAAAGAATTGGTTGACTCTGAAATTACGCGAGCCGTAATAATTGCGCCGTTGGAGTTGTTGCGAACTTCGACCTGTCGAGGCGCAAACCCCGCATTGTCAGTTATCGTATTGTTTCCCGCAACAAGGGGCTGAACCAGACGAATGACATCTGGGTTCTGTATTTGTACGGACATTGCACCTACGGTAGCTGACATTTCTTATCCCTTTAATAAGCGCCCACCATTGCTAGTGAGCGCCATTCTAAATCACAACCTATTAAGCCGTACCAAAGTTGATAGCAACATGACCTGCAAACGTGCTCGCTGCTGCGGCCAAGGTCGAAGCCTCAACAACACCTGCCGCGCTTGGAACCGCTACGGCAATAACAGAAACACTGTCAATCGCGTTGATCGCGCCAGTCGCGTTATCGGCATCACCACCAACATCAGACGAATCGTAAGTGTAAGTGCCGAATGGAGGCACAAGGAACACGCGGGTAGCTGCAGAACCTAGCGAATTTATACCGCCGCTAAACGTGATGGTTCCACGAACCCAGTTTTGTGAAGCATTAAACGCAGTCAAAGACTGTTGCGGTTGTGCTGGATTATGCACACCGGCTACTGCGGCTGCGCCGGCTGCGATAGTTTGGATGGTACTTTCGTGTTCCTTAGTTAAATCCGGCTGGACTGGAACTGCGCCCATTGCGCCATTAGTTGCACTCATATTTATTCCTATAAAGTTAAGGTATATACAGAGCGGTGATTCGTTGCTCACCGCTGCCTGCATCAAGTGAAAGCGCAGAAGCGCCTAAATAATCCCAAGCGTCAGAGCCGGTGATTGCCGACCACGACCACGTTTCGCCAGTCGATAGCGGTACGCCTGAACCTGAATCGCCGCTAACCGATCCAGTACCGGCGATTTGCTTGACCGTTACCGATTGGATTTTGTTAGTGCCCACAGCAGATTCAATGTCAGCCATAGATACAACACCGCCATTGCGCTCTAGGTAAATCAATACTTTGCGCTCAGGCACAACCGCCGGGCAATCGCCCAGCACAAACCCAGCAGGTGCAGCAGCCGATACAACACCAGCGCTATCTACCCAATCAACTAGCTCTGACTCAAGCGCACCAGTCTCAGCATCAAATCGTGCTGTCTCGCGCATGTAATACGACACACCCGCTGCGCATCCTAAAACGGCAGTGCGAGTAACATTAACTTGTGCGGTAACAGAGGTAAGGTCGGTTGGCAAAGTACCTGTAAACGGAGTGCCGTCTAGGTTCTCATAGCGCAATGTCCATACGCCGGTGTCCTCGCTGTATTCACGAATGCGGAATAAGCCAAGCTCACTGGACGCTGAATAAAGTTTAGTCTCGCTGAACTCGATCTTAAGAGGTGGGAGCGGATCGCAAAACTTTACGTTCTGTACAAAGTCTGGGTGTGGGACCGTTTGAACTGCTTGTGATGCAATAGCAGGCTGCAAAGAACCATCGCAAACCATGCCCTGAACTGGCAGTGGCGCGGGGATAGTTTTGTTTTCTTTAATCGCAGCAACTACATCGGCCAAGCTATTTGGCGGGCTTACTTCTTCGATAGTCCCTGTTAAAGCTGTAGTGCAATCTTGACTGTCAAAATACGAGACTGTCTTTACACCAGCAGCGCTTGTAACTGTTTGGCGAAATGCAAGTTTCTTGTCGCAACAGTCCTCTTTAATCCAAACGCAAGCAAGCGCAGTACCAGCCACAAAGCTAGGCGCAGCGCTACCGGCAGTTTGAGGCTCGCAGTTAGTACACTTCATAGGCCCACCAATTTCATTTGCATCATTTTTACCTTTTCCATAATTGAGCCGCTAGGGTGAAAAACCTACCTAAGCCAAACTCGGCGAAACAGTTACTTGGCCCGTGGTTGGGTTAATCGAAATAGCAGGATCATTATTTGCAAGCGAGTAAGTGATAGCACCCTGCCCACCAACTGCTTGATGCAAAAAAAAATTGTTCTGCCCATGCGCGCCAGTCCATGCCGCCGCTGTTACAAAGTTGATCGGGTAACCTACTAAAACCGTCAATGGCTTAACTTGGTTATTCGTTCCAGCGTTGTTCGTTAGGGAAAACGTTAGATTTGTTGTGCCGATAGCAGACACCGGAGCCGTGCCCGATAACGTCCAAACAGTTTGACCGCCAACGACGCTACTCGTAACAGTGGCCCAGCTAGGGCTCACCGTAACCGCGGTTGGGTTGTTGCTGATCTGCAAGACCTGACTGAATGGGATGCCAGCTTCAACAGCTATCAGGTTATTAGTGACCTCTGACGGTACGGGCGCAGCGCTTTTGCTTATCGTAAACAGCTTGTTGTCATCGGGGCTTATCCCGTTAGCAACAACGATTTGCAATGTCGTATTACCAGCAGGCGCAGGCAGTGACGGATGCTGTAAAAGACCGGTAGAGCTAAGCGTAAAGCCTTGCGTCGCGCTTACAATAGACCAGACTTTAGGGTCGGTTCCAGTCGCATTTAACTGCACGCTAAACGGCTGCCCTACCTGACCTGTTAATGTCAACGGACTGGTAATAACCGGCGGCGTCCCAACTAAAACCTTATTGATCGTAAATACTTGATCGACAAATCCGGCTGAATTGCTAAGCCTAAACGTTACCGTTTCCGGCTGAACGTTATTAGGCGTAACAGTCGGGCTATAAAGGATCGGAGCGCCCGCTTGATTAAAGTCAAGCCATGACGGCAAAGGGCCAACAATAGTCCAAACCAATGGCCCGCTACCCGTACCAGTCGGGCTAAAGGTAAACGCCTGACCAATAGCGGCTGTGGTGCTGTTAGCGCTTGTAATCTGCGGGGGTATGACCTGCGCACTCACCGTCACCGGTATTGTTGCTAAGACCGCGCTTGTCGGAGTTCGTAGGCTTATTGTTGCCGACCCATCCACGCCAAAGTTAACCGGTATCTGTGCAATGCCGCTGCCATCAGTATTAAAACCGCTAAAAACATCAGAGATAGTAACCGCGTTACTGCTGCTCAAAAAGTTAAACCGGTTAATAACAAACTCAGAAAAGTTATCTACAACCGTTGCAGATACGTTTTGCACAGGGCCAAAATACGGACTTGTTAATGAGGTTGGGTTAACTGTGATTGAAACTACGTTTGCGATCTTGACCTGCTGATCAACCGTAATTGATCCAACAGTGAAACGAAAAACGGTAAACCCGACATAAGCACCGCTTTGCCCATAAGTAAAAACGGCACCGGCAGGCGAGCCACCCGTGACTGCGGTTAAAGACGCAACCGTTGCTGCCCCTTGCACAACACCGACCGTCACCGTAACGCCGCTCATGATCTGGCCTTGCGTATCGTAAACAATCACTCGGATTGACCCGTTATCGCTAAACTCAGGGTAAATCTTTAGCGAAGAATTCGGAACGTCAACCGCGATTGATCCGACCACAGAGTTAACAACAATCGGCCGTACATGGGTTTTGTTTTGGACCGTCTCACGCGCTGTTAAATCCTCGCCAGATCCTGCGCTATTTGCTGTAACACTAAAAGTTATTCGGCCACTCGCATTTGTGTTGCCACTTACCGGAGCGTTGATTGTAAACAGCGCGTTTGCACCATCATCAAACAACTGGACCGGATGATTAGGACCGTCTACGTTATTGGCTACGTCATAGACTCGATATTGCAAAGTCCTTGTTTGGCCAACAGAAAACGATACAACGCCTGGTGCAGGCGGGGAACCATCAACCAAGTCAAGAAATATCGTCCAGTTTGGGGCTAACGAGCTTGCCGATACATTGATCGGGACCGTGACAGACGACGCACCTGACGATCCAAATGTAGCGGTGGTACTGCCTAGACTAAGCAGCGAAAACGGAATGGCTACTAAGCCATCTATGTCCGTTATGAATGGCCCCGATCCTTTCTGCGCAATCGAAGTATTTGCAGTGCTTACCGTGACGGTAACACCGCTAAGTGTAACTCCGTTGTCATCAGTTACGGTGACATAAGCCGTCAGACTGCCGGGGTTTGGATAGGTCCCTGTTAACGGCTGCGGATTTACAAATACAAAGTTAGGCATATTACGGCAAGCTTGCTGGCAGAGTTACAACGCCAGTTGACGGGTTAATTGTGACCCCTGCATCTTGTCCGCTAATCGACCAGGTATAAGGTGGCACCCCTCCAGTTGCTGTGTGCTGGAATGTATTGATCTGAGCGTGAACACCCGACCAATTGTTAGGCGTTGCAATCGCTAAACTTGTTGGCGTTGCGGCGTTCACTTGCAGGGGCAAAGTACGCACAACTGGTGTGCTCGAGGCTGCATTAGTCATGCTAAAGCTAACCGTTGGGATGGTTCCTGCTGCACTCGCCGGAGGTGTACCACTTAATACCCAATTCCCCGATACATAAGCAGCACTTAACCAACTTGGCGATGTTACGGTAATTGCCGTTGGCGAACCAATTGTAGTTAGAACCGCTGAGTACGCTTGACCTTCGGTAGCTGTAGGTAATGGCCCCTGTACATCAGGTGCAACGCTTGCATTGGCGATGGTAAAGGTCAGTGTCTGAACAATATCAGGTGCGCAACCATTACTGTATGTAGCCGTAGCAGTCGATGTTCCCGCAGTAGCAGCGCTTGTAATACTCGCTGATCGGTTAGCACCAATCGTTACCCACGCAGGCCCGCTAGTCTTAGTCCACGTTCCCGCTGTGGCTGAGTTCACCACCGGCAGAATTTGTGAACTAAACGCATTGCCGATTCCAGCGGTACCGCTAAAGCTAGTCGTACCTGCACTTGTCAGAGTAGGCGCAACGCATGGCGCAGCACTAATGGTAAACGTTAGTGTCTGTTGTAGGTTAGGCGCGCATCCGTTGTTGTACTCACGGACAGCAGTGTATGTACCTACAGGAGCGGCAGCGCTAATACTTGCAGCACCGTTTGCACCAATCGTAACCCATGATGCGCCACTAAACTTTGACCACGTTCCAGAAGGAGTCGCGGGATTAGCAGTCGGCAATACTTGCGAGCCAAAGCTATTAGCTGTGCCGGATACACCGCTGAATGATGTTGTGCCGACTGTGTTAATTGTTGGCGCAGTGCAAATTACAAGCGTATCAACTCCGCGAATCACAACTTCTCCAAGTTGTATCAGTCCCGCATGACCTGTGCCTGATTCAACAGAGCCATCGTTTTGGTCAATCAAGAATCTATACTTGGTAAAAACTAAGTTAGTGTTGCCAGTGACTGTATAAAACTTTGTTTGTGTGCGAGCAGTCCATTGTTGGTTGGTCTGCGTGTCAAGCGTTACCCACGTTGAGCCATTCCAGCCCTGCAAACGCCAATCTTTTGGGTCGCGTCCAAAGTCATCGTTAGCGCTAGTTAGTTCATAGCTTGTTGCGTAAGTAGCAACGCCTGAAGCAAGGGCGTACTCAACGACTAAGCCACCGGGATTGGTCACACTTGATGGGGAGCTAGTGCTTGGAGCTAGGCCAAGCCCTTTGCTTATCAACGATCCATCGAACCAACCGCCGATTTGCTCAACGCCGCTCGGTGTAACAGGCGTGCTCGTAACCGTACCATTAACCGAAATAATCGGGTCAGGAACGGTTCCGCTAACCGTGATGTTAGTAGTTGTGGATGTTCCTGTGCCATTGCGGTTGCTAACAGTAACAGTGCTTGTGCGGTTAGTCCCCGGCGTCGCTAGTATCTCCACCGACCAATTACCATCAGCGTCAACCAATGCCGCCTTCTGTGTAGCAAGGCCATTCTCAACCGTAACGACAGCGCCCGGCGTCCCATTTCCCGAAATAATTAACGGGTAGTTACCGCTGAACGAAGGCGCAACCGTTACAGTCGGCAATACGTTGTCTCGTGCAACTGGAATTAAAGACGATACAATTAGTTGTACAGTAGCCATTAGATTGCCCCCGCCGTGGTTTTAGGTGCGCCCGTTGGAATCGGTGGTAACGGCGATCCGTCTAATGCTGGTCGTGTCGGCCAGCATCTTGCAGTTGGCGAACTAATAACAGTGTTACTCAACCCATTAGGCACACAAATTTCAGGCGCTTGCCCTGTGTGGCTTGGTATCGTTGTTAATGGCGTTAAGTTCGGATTTGCAAAAGTTTGATTGGTGAAAATGTTGCCACCGTGAATGACATTGCCGGATAAATTCTTGCGCGTTTGATAAAGCGGGTCGGTTGGCCCTTGTACTTCCGCAGTAAACCCCGGAGTTACGGGCAAATGATTGTTAGCAACCACGACAAAAGGCTTTGTTGACCATCCATAGGGAACTGGGTCGGTGTCCGAAGCGAACGCCTTTGGCATGGGGTCAGCAAGGCCACCAACAAAGCCAACAACGTTGTTAGCGTAATAACATGATGTGATCTGCCTGCGAAACCTAGCAAGAGATGTTAGTCCCATATTTTGCGGGTTTGTACCTACGTAAAATTTGGCTGCGTCATACAAAAATGAGTTGTAAGCAATCCAGTTCTTACCCCATGTATGGCTCACTGAATCGCCGCCAGTGACAAACGCAAATCCATGCGTAGCAATAATCACATTGCTGTAAATTAAATTAGACGTCGTTCCTGTTTGATCTTGCGAAAACTCATCATGACCGCCGAAAAATAGCGGGTATCCAGATCGACTATTAAGAGGCGCAATATACGGAGTGTTGCCGATTGGAGGGTAAATTTCAGTCCCAGCCTCAATCCAATTTGAATAAACCTCATTTTGCTTTGAGCGACTAGCCAAGCCGTTGCCACCAAAGTCATAAACAAAATTCCCCCAAAATTTTAATTTGTGATCAGGGTAGCTGTAGTTATCAAAGTTAACGTAACAATTATGGCTGTATGGCTCGGTGGTTTGCCAATCGCCAAGGCGAATCATTTTATTTCTGTAAATCTCTATTGACCCAGTGCCGAATTCGGTTTGCAAAACACCACCACCTGCGTCGTGCATGTAGCAATCACGCACAATTGTATTGGCGCAAGTCGGCACTAAACACTGGACGCGGTTCTGGTTTACCAGTCCAACTCTTAAGGTGTACATGCCAACACTGCCGCTTGTAAACGCTGTTTTTGGCGGCAAGCTTGCGTCGTAGGTCTCGACAAACCCATCAGCTCTCGTTGCCGTGTATGGCGCGGCCCCCGGAAACACACCACCGGCAGCGCCAACCCATTTTAATACTGCGGTACGAACAGGAGCAGACGTAGCAGAGTGAATGGCTTTTAGACTAATCGCCGAATTAGCAGGAACTGTAATAGTCTGAGTTGTGCCGCCTTGGGTAATAGGTACAACAGGTGTTGTAGTTCCCCCGCTTGCAACAACATTAACCGTTACAATGCTATGACGCTCATTGGCGACGTGATGGCCGCTCGCTGCGGTAATCTCTAAGTTCTCAACAATGATGTGGTTGCCACGCAAGAATACTAAACGATACACGGGGTAGTCAGGGTCTCCCACATTTATATCAGATGTAGTCACCCCAATAACCGCACGCTGCGGATATGGTGTCGCCGACCTAATAGTGATAGGCATAGTCGCATGACCACAACGACGAATTTCAAACTGTTCGTAAGGAATCCCGCCGTTGTAATCAATTTCTACAGTATCGCCTGCACGAAGTAAATCTCTGCATTGATTGACTTGCGTATAGGTACGCGTCGGCCCAACTTGAAAGGTTTGTACTGCATTGCCAGCGCGTCGGTTATCATAAAAAGCGCCCCACCCACCTTGGCCGTAGTTAATCTGCCCTGATGCGGTTCTCGAATAAAAGGCCAATCCTGAACTTTGTCCATTTAACGCTGAGGCATCATTTGGGCCTGCCCCCGTGGTAAATCTGACGCGAAACTTATCGCCTTCGTTAATTGGGTGAAATACGCCAGCCGCTAACCAGCCTGCATTGTTTATATTTATCCCTGCGCCCGTACCCGTTACTTGTATTTCTTTTACTTGCGAATAGTCTAAGCCAAGGGCGACAAACTCATCGCTCGTAATTTGCGTATTAGGGGCCACATCTAAAACAACAGGCAACCCAAATGTAAACGAGTTTGCGTTGACCCCCGGCATCCCCACGTTATCACTAGGCCCAAACCAAAAATACTTTTCTTCAGTTTCAACAAATCGCACCGCGACGTCTAAAGCAGCAGTATCACCAACAGTAATCGGCGCATCAGCAAAACCATCTACGCCAACACGCGAAATGCTCGCCTCTAAGTATTTGGTTGCATCACTTGCTGCTGCAATACGAATTACAACATCGCCCGCTGAAGCGGTAAAGGTTTGACTTGGCGTAACAACCCAACGAACTACTGTGTACTGCGCCCATTTCCGTTCGCTTAATTGATCTGCAATAGCAGGAGCAACCGAAGTAGCCGTACAAATTACCGAGCCGCCACTACGAACAGTGATTGTGCTATTTGCTAATTGAGTCTTGAGTATTGATGCTCTTGCAGATGGCGCGCCGACTAGCAAAGCGTTTAGTGCAGGACTAAATGTAATCATTACTTGCGAACTCCTGCGCCATTATTTTGTTTTTCAGCTTCTTTTTGTACTGCAACTTCTTTGACGTACTGACGCAACCGCTCTAAAGACTTTGCATTTTGCAAAATCTCGTCTGCAATTTCCTTAGGGGTGCGGTGTTTCCCGCCGACACTTACGACCGTATTAACATACATATTAGCGTGTTCATCGGGTGCGCCTTTGTGAGAGAGATCGACTCTTATTACCTTACCGGTAGGCTCATACGTTTTGAAAACGCCATTCCTAAAACTAAAATCAAGCTTAGACATTTTTGAGTTCTCCATTTAAAACGTAAGGCGATACAGTCAGCGTTGAAGTTGCAACGTGATTTATACACTCAACAAATACGCGGCCTGTCGCCGTAGCTACATCGCCACCCGATAGCAGTCCATTTAAGTAGTACGAAGGAACAGATGGCGCTGGAACTGCGAAAGGCTGTGCTGTTGCCGACGTATTGCTCAGAACCAATTGGCCGACCTCATAAACCCCTGCCGCTGTATTGAGTTCATAGCGAACTTTGTACTGAGCGCCCGCGCCTAGCGTGCCTGTGAGAGAGCCGCCGCCCATTGACACCAAAGCGGAGTATTGGTTGCCACAACTACTTGGGGCTGTTAGCGAAAGTGAAGCGTCAAGATTGGTAGCGTATGCGCCTGCCGCATCAGACTTGGCTTTGAACGCAAGACCTACATAAACATCACGGCAGCATGAGTCTGCAAAGGTAGTTATGTTGCCGTCAACTTCCATCGTGATAGTGCCGGTCGCACTATAAGCAGACGACATATAGGCGTTACAGACTGTTGTGGCAGTAGTTCCAAAGGGTCCTAGTAATATGTTGCCGCTATTCACATCGGTAAGTTTTGTACCTCCAGTCCACGTCGCACCAAGACCGCCCGAGGAATTCCCAACGTGCCGAGAAGCAAGAACCCAATAAGTATTTGCATCGAATGTAGGTAAGGACGCTGTTAGCGGAGTTTTCCCTGTTGTGTTAAGTGGGCCTGTTGAAAAGTTACCGACGCCGCCGGTAGAACCAATAAGCGCACCTGCTACTGTGCCCGCGCTAACATCGGCGTCGTTGGTTTTGTCAATAGTCCAAACGCATTGCGAAACATGATATATCCCTCCTTGAGCAGTGTTTGGATTAAATTGCAAATTAAAGCCGCCAGTACCACCTCCCGGCCCAACTATGCCTGCCCATACTTGAATATATGCCCATGTTGGAAAGGCGACACAATTATTGGCCGCGGTACAAGTAGAAGTGGGATTTGTTTGGTCGCCCGCAACCTCTCTGCGAATCAGAGCAAAGTCAACAAGGTTTAGGCTTGCGTCGGCGGAGAATGGCGGGTCACGCCCGTGATCGTTATAATCACTCGGTTGCTGCATTTCGATAGAGACAACAACCAAGTCACCCTCTGCATAAGTGGCAGAGCCGAATGGCACGTTAGTAATTGCAGGCCAACCCTGAATTCCAGACCATGGCGTTCCCCAAGAATCAGCGCCAAATGCACCTTGCGCAACATTTTCCCACTCAATAGTTTTCTTAGGCGCAGCAGCACCGCAAACAGCAGCTAAATCAACAGCGCCACCGCGTGTTACTTGTGCAGGTACGTGAGCGATTGTCTGCTTGATTGCAAACTTCTGCGGAACCATCTCGCCTGCAACGCAAGTCAGCCCAACGAACTCGTCCGCAGGGCACAACTCCACCGCTACCGCAGCAGCATCAGGGCATACCAACGGTGCAGGTACAGTAATATCATATCTACGATTAGTAGCAGACGGATCGCTATCAGGAACAGCGACGCCGTTAACGTAGACTTCGGTAGTCTCGACCGCAATATCTACTATATGGCCTAGCGTACCTGATTGGACTACTCCGTCAGTCGAACCGTTCTTTGTTACTACTAGAGCGGGGGACGCTGGGATATTTACCTGATGCGTTTGCCCGTCAGTCTCAGTTAATAGTAGGTTACCGGCTGCGTCTAACGTTAAGTTACTTACGTTTACATCTACAGTTTGGGGTGGTAACGTAATCTCTGCAATGTGATTAGCAGTACCTGATTGAATAACGTTAGTCGCAGTGATGTTGTTACCCGCCGCGTCCTTGAGAATAATCTGCAAGGGGGGCTCAACTGGATCTGGTGGCAACCTTACCTCAACCGTATGATTAGCCGGTCCTGATAGCGTAACGTTTGTTGCAGTGATGTTGTTACCTGCACCGTCAATCAATCGAACACTAAGAGGCGTTTCAACCCAAGGGCCAATCTGCACTGAGAACGGGTAAACATCGCCGTTTGTTTCTGTAATGCTAAATGTCAGTTGTCCCGTGGCTGGGTTATAAACCGCGCCAACAACCGACTGAATTTGAATATCTACAAGCATTGCCGACAAATCGACAATTGCGCACGAACCATCGTCACGCACAACCTGAATCTTATCTGTGCCTACTGGTGTAACAACCGTCGCGCCAGCAATAGCTGCTTTGACTAAATCGCAAAGTTCAGGCGTCGGAGCACAATTAAAGCTGCGATCTGGGCACGCTATCGTAACGATTGCGTCCCATTGCGCTTTAGTAATTGCCTCCCCTTCACCATCAACATACGAAAACGCAAGGACCGTGCAGTCTTTATCAACAGTGCGCGTGTAAATTGCTTTACCTGCGCAACTATTGCCAACCGCATAGCACTTTTCTTCTGTGTATGTACCAGCAGCGCATTTAATGTCGCTTGCCGCACCTAAGTCTTGGGGCTTACAGCCCTTGCATTTCATAGTCATTTGTTACACCGTGATAGGTACGTTAATCAAAGTTGCAGGACGCTTAACAATCGGGATGGCATTCATCTCGACTTGCGAACCCCGCCCTACGACCTGACGTGACTGGTCCTCAATGTCCCAATCGCGATAGAAGTAAAGCTGTGTTGGAGCCTGATTAACAGTAGCCAAGGTCATTGGCGAAGCTGCCAACAATTCGTACATCTCAACGCCTTGCGCCATGATCGGGATTGCGTGAGCCACGCCTTCGGCAATGAACGAAATAGGGTTAGCTGCATCAAACGGATTGCAAACTTCTGGCTGCCATACTTCGCGGAACTCAACAGCACCGACTTGGAATCGACGAGCTAAACCGTTACCGATTGCAGCGCCTTGAACCGCAGCCGACAAATCGCAGCAACGCTTCCACAACTCAACGTAACCAGGCAACGCAACAAGCTTGTCAAAGTCAGCGCTTGACAAGAACACCTTAGCACCGATTACCGGAGCGCCCTTAGCTGCGTAGACCATCTTCTTGAGCAACTCGCTAACCCAGCCGTGCAGGTAGGTAGGCGCACTGTTGTTAGCTTGCAGGTCTAACGGCAAGGTGTTTTGCGTTACGCCAAACTTTGCAAAGAGGTCTAACATAACAGTGCTTGCATCAGCATCTAAAACGATACCGCGAGTAACCGCCATCCATTTGCGATAGGCTAAGGTCCACTCGATCGAGTCGCGCATAGTCATCACGCGCTTAGGCAAAATGTCGGTTAAGTCCATTAAGCCGGTTTGCGCAAAGCCAACGGCTAGTTCAACATTGCCAGCAATATCGCACGCCATGATCTGATCTTTAAGAACAGTATGGGGTACATTGATTGGGCCAAAAACGAACTCATCAGTTGCTTTGACGTGCTGAACGTCAGATGGGCAGCACCACTTAGAGCTTGGTACTAAGCAGCGGTCCATCCCACTCACTTTAATCCACGCATCGCGGGTTGGAGTTCCTTTGAATTCAAACAAGTCAAGGTCTGCCAATGGGTCAACTCCGACCGGCATTTCGTTGATCATGTTGCTGATAAATTTTGCGTCATACGCACAGGTAAAAGCCATTTTTTTAACTCCTTAAGCTAACTTGTTTACGCCGATGTTCAGCGTAAGCGCTTGTGCAACCAGCGCGTCTTTTTGAGCTGCGGTATAGCCCACAGGAAACTTGATTTGCGACATACGCAATTTGCTCTCACGAACAACTACGCAAATGTCATTGCAAGCAAATACCGATGTTGCAGAACGATCAGCCGAACCGTATGCAAAACCAATTAACAAGTTTGCAGCATCAGCAGCGAGCAAAGGCTCGACGTTTACGCCGTTGAGCTTCAAAGGTTGTCCGTACTCGATAACGGTAGGTGCAACGACTGGGTAGGACTGGGTTGGGTTGAGTGGGCACTCGTTCCAGCAAAGCACTAATCCATCAACAGGTTCGCGGTCGCATTTTTGGGTGCCGCAGTCCCAGCTCGGTAATCCGTTAGCCATGTTATTTCACTCCTTGAATAGTACGACCAGCCGCAGCAGCAAAACGTTTTTTCAAATCGTCTTTGCTTTCGGCTTTGGGTTCTTGTTTGGTTGCGCTTGCACCAGCCGACAAAGACGCTAAAAGCGCATCGGTAGTGGCAGCGGCTGAATTAATTGCTTGTGAGGCTTTCGGCGATACGCCTAAAATCTTCACCGCATCTTCAGCGCTTAAGTTCATGTCGAAAGCGAGTGTGTGCGCGAGTTGCTCGCGGCCTTCTGCTTCGGGGGATTGCACGATCTGTTTAATACGATCACGCTCTTGGCTTGCACCAAGTTGTAAACCTTTTGCTTCGGCAGTCGCAGCAGCCTGTTGAGCGCTTGCTTGCGCCTCGGCCACCGCAACCATGTCAGCGTTTGCTTCTGTGGTCATGGTTTGTCCTTTGGAGGATTGTTGAGAAATAAACGCAGAAACTTTCGTGCTAACCGCTGCGTTAAACCGGTCTAAAACTTCATCAAACGACGCGATACCATCGATCATTCCTATTTGCAAAGCTTCTTCGGCGTCGTACACCTCGGCCTCGGTTGCCATCGCTGAATCTTTGTCAAAGCGTGAGCCGCGACCCACACCAACAGCCGCCGCAAACTTTGATCGAGTCTTGTCCAAACTCATCTGGATTTTGTCGGCCACGTCTTGAGGCAATGGCCCGAACTGGTTGCCATCCACCTTGTGTTTGCCGCTATGCAATAGGGTTACGGTACGGCCTGACGCTGCGAGCTCCGCGCTTCGATCAGCATGAGCCACCACAACACCAATCGAGCCAATAGAAGCCGAATCTGGCGCGTAGATCATCTTTGCTTGCGAACCTGTAAGGTACGCAGCAGAGGCCATCAATTCGTTCGCATAAGACCAGATAGGCTTGGCGTTAGCGTTGATGATGTTGGCCAACGCAAAAGCGCCGGATACTTCGCCGCCCGGCGAGTCGTAGTCAAGCAAAATGCCTTTGACGGTTTCATCTGCGTTTGCTTTTTCGATCTTTGCGCGCAGTCCGTCATATCCCTGCACGCCACTACTAGCATCCATAGAGCCGCCCTTGTGAACCAGCGAACCTTCTGCGCTGATAACAGCAATGTCGCCAAACTTTGCATAAGGCATGTACTTGTAGCCACCGTCTTGCTTTAGTTCAAAACGACGCTCGCGAACTTGATACGATTCCGCATATTCCGCAGGCTTTTCGATCACTGCATCAGCAGTCACCAATTGCCCAAAGCCTTCGCGTCCGGTTAAGTATGCAATTGCAAAAGCTGCATAACTCGGTTCAAGTAAAAGCGGCGTGTTAAAAGCTCGCTGCATGAGGCGCATGTGAATGTTTTTACTCATCTTCTGTTCCAGTTGTTCCGTTTTGACCCGACTCGTTTACAGACTGGCGACTCACAGCGGTTGCGGACAATCCACGACGCTGTAACTCGTTGTTCCATTCTTCATGGTCATCGAGCATGTCGTCCATCGACACGCCGGCCTCGTTTGCTAATTGGTATGGGCTGATTGTTTTATTCATGAGCCCGATGTTTTGTGCAGTACGTTCGCCAACAGAATCCCAGACGGGCTTGGGTGATCCGATCCAATCGCAATTAGTCAGCAAGTCCCGCGATTCCATCCAGTTAAGACCAGCAGGCGGGGTAATGATTCCGCGCAGAATCGCCTCGTCTAACCACGCCTTAAACATGCCGGTTGCAAGCGGGTTAATCAGCAGCGCTCGATCTGACTTGCAGCGCTCCCAAAACTCGGCCTGCTCTGCTTTTAAAGAGCTAAAGCTTGCGCCAGTCCAATCTTGTGAAACGCTTGAATAAGAGCCACCAAAGCCGCTGCTAATCTCTCGCTTTAGTTCTTTGTTGAACTCCCCGATAACAGCAGATCCGCGTTCGCCTTTTAGCTGCCCGATCTTTTCGCCGGGGAACAAATGCGTGATTCGAGCACCGTCATATTCAATCGCGTTGAGTTGTGCCCACTGGCTTTGTGATTCCCATTGGGCTTGGAATGTCCCGTCTTGAGCCCCTAACGCTTTAAAGGCCGACTCTTGACCAAACTGCGACTCGACGTAAAAGCTCATCATCGCGTTAACGATTGCGCTCTCAAGTTCTGCGCTTGTCATCTGATCGGCTTGTTTGATACGCTCGATAACAGACGATAAACGACTAATTCCGCGAGTCTGTTCACCGCCCTTTGATAGCTCAAAGACGTGGAAAACGTTCTGAAAGTCGCCGCTAAACTTTGGGTAGTAAGCGGGTAGCCTGTTGTTGATCTGCTTAGCTAATCCATTGGGCGAATTGGGCAAAATGTAATAACCAATCGCCTCGCCAAAAGGGCCAACATGGATACCTCGACGAACGTCACGGTTCGCAACCTCTGCACCTTGACTCGATAGACGGTCGCCATCAATTAAATTAAACGAGGTCGCATACTTAAAAGACGATCTGCGCTGTAATCGGTTTGGCAAAAACTCGCGCATGGCAATTGCATCACCCGATAGCCACGCATCAGCATAAGCCGCACGCAAAAACCCTACGAGGTTAGTCCGACCGCTCGCATCGATCTGGTTATCGTTGCTCATTGCGTAGCTGTTCCAGCGCCGCTGTACTGCTAAAGACCAGTCGGTTGCTACCTCTCGACTAATCCCAAGAGTGCGATAGTCAGGACGCAAATCTAATTTGTATTGGTAACCGACGACGCGATCACAAAGAGTCCGAAGCGCACCTTGAATCAATCCGCTGTTTCTGAACAAATCATGCGCACGAGCAATTAAGGTATCGCTGTCTTGGGTGATTGCTTTTTCTGACGTAACAAGCTTTGGACGCCAGTTGGCCATCGTGCGCTTAGTGCGGCTCGCCCCGTCATAGCCGATCTTGCTAGCTGGGAAAGCTTGGCCGTTTTGATCGAGCAACGAATCAGCCACAGTGACGGCACCCCATACGTGACTCCATGTGCATACCGGCATACGTCATGTAAGCAGGGCCACGGTTCATCGGTGCAAGCAACGAGTGAGCCTCGCGGCATGGGCACGCTTGGTTTAAGCTTCGGATGTACTCTAAAAGCGATTCCGGCTTCAGTAAATTGTACTTAGCGGCACCAAATGTCACCGATTCGTCGCCATTGCGAACGCTCGTGATCTCTGCACCACCGATCATCAGATCGTGATAGCGTGCAAGAGCCGCCTGAAGCTTCTCAGCGCAGGTACTCGGTGCAAGAATTTGTCTGTCACAGGTATTCACCGCTACAAAAATACCCGCTTGCCCCAGATGGTTCTAGGGTGAAAAACCTACCTCATGACCAGCGACGTTGGTTCTTTTCTGCCCGACTCATTAAATCTTTGGGAAGCCACTCGTCAAAAATAGCCTTGGCTTTATTTGCATTGACCTGACCAAACCGAACGCGGATAAACTCGACAAGCCCGTAAACATCGGCTGCCTTGGCCTCAGAGATGCCCTCTCTAATATCCGTTACTGCATGGCGACCTTTTTGCAGCATCCAGTCTGCAAGGGCCGACGGCATGATCTTATGTTCGTTCATAACCGTTTTAAACGCGTGACACTGGCATTTGAATTGCGCCTCTTGGCACGACTCGATGACCTGCACTTCCGGTTTTACCGTTTCGTCGATTATTGTTTTCTTTAAAGTTATGGTGCCGCGTAGTTTTTGATTGCTCATCAAGGGTGTCCGTTAGATTATCCATCTAGTATTAGCGCGGATACCCCTAGCTTTAGCTATGGGGAGGAAGCGCTGCCTTTCTTTGTTTATTAAAAAGAATATTTCGCAAGCCTCTTTCGAGTTAGCGCCACTTGCTTGACGCGGCCCATAATATTCTATAGACTGTACAGCATGATAGTTGTTTACAAATACCGAGTCAAGTCCAACGAAAGAACATTGAATAGATGGTCTCGCGCCGTCAACTTCGTGTGGAACTATTCCAACGACAGGCAGAAGGATGCCCTGCGGTTTGGTCGTCGATGGCTCACCGGATTTGATCTGAACAAACTTACAAGCGGTTCGAGTAAAGAGCTTGGCTTGCATAGCGGCACTGTTAATGCGACTTGTGAGCAGTACGCCAAGAGCAGAAATCAATTTAAGAAGCCGTACTTGCGATACCGTGGCAAGCGCTCCCTTGGTTGGGTTCCGCTCAAAGGGCGCGACCTCAAAGCAACCAGTAAAGGCTTTTCGTTTTACGGCACTGAGTTCCGCGTAGCTTTGAGTCGCCCCATTCCTGACGGCGCTGTTGTCAAAGATGGAACTTGCTTCGCTCAAGACTCGCTCGGCCATTGGTACGTTTGCGTCGTTCTCGAAATTCCCAAGGTAGAACTTCCCGTCAACGATTTGCAAGTCGGTATTGACCTTGGCCTCAAGGACTTTGCTACTCTGTCCGACGGGGATGTAATTGAAGCGCCAAAGATTTACAGAAAGACCGAAGAGGCGCTTGGCAATGCTCAGCGGGCTAACCATTTGAAACAAACGAAAAGAATCCACGCTCGAATTGCCGATCAGCGTAAAGACTTTTTGCATAAACTTAGTAGGAAAATTGTCGATAAATACGGCGTTATCGCCGTGGGCAATGTCAACGCATCTGGTCTGGCTAAGACCAACCTTTCTAAATCCGTCCTTGATGCTGGATGGTCGTCCTTTAGGACAATGTTGCGATACAAAAGCGAGTACGCGGGTCGCAAATATGCCGAAGTGAACGAAAGATTTACCTCCCAAGTCTGTTCGGATTGTGGCGCTTTGCCCGATTCGAGGCCGAAAGGTATCGCAGACCTTGGAATAAGGAAGTGGGCTTGTTGTGAATGTGGCGCTGTGCATGATCGTGATGTAAATGCGGCTCGCAATATTCTATCTAAGTACGTTTCCGGTCTCGGACATGAGACTCCCGCTGGGGGAATCCCCTGCCTTTAGGCATGGGGAGGATGTCAAGACTTCATCCTTTGTGCGGCCCTTAATAGCCAGTCGTTAGCAGTGGCCTTGTTAGCCTCTTGGTTAGTATGTCGCCGCGCCCATGCAGGCGGGTTATCCCATTTGATCGAAGGCGCACCAAGTACGTTATGCACCGCCAAAGCGTAGACAAACAGAATCCATGCCTCGTTAGCCGCCTTGTCGTTTTTGCGCTCGTAGCCGCTCTTACCGTCCCATCGCATCGACGTTAGCTCAGCAAAAAATGGCCGGTTCGTTTTGTGCAGCCATTCGGGGAAATGAATATAGTTGGTTCCGTACTCGGTACGGTTGAGCATTTGCTCGAGCTCGTTACCTAGCCGTGTTACATCGCAAAAGTGAAGGGGCAATAAAGAGCCTTGAGGTACTTTTTCCGACACCTTCGTTACATCGCCGGTCGCTCTACGCTCGCCCTTGCCTAGCATTAGCCTTGCCAAGAACGGTTTAGTCTCTGCCTTGCTTGCTAAAAATCGGGTAAACGCATAAGCATTACTGGTTGCGTTATCCTTGCCGCCGGTGTCGATCCAAACCTTGACCGGCAGTAACCCATCATAAGATCGAGTAAAGACTTTTACTAAGTCCTCCCAATCTTCGGTGTGAGTAAAGGGTGACATTCTTAGCCGCTTACCATCCATGCCGGACCGGTGTGACTCGCTCATGTTGTACCGATCAATCAACCACGTCTCGCGGTTTTTACCAAAGCCCACGATCTGGATAACAAAGCGATTTATCTGCTGATCGATGGTTGCCACTAAAAACTCCACGCCGGCCGGCACCACGCCACGCTCGAACGCCTCAACCCGTTCCTCAATCGCGCCCTGATCCCTTGCGTCTTCGGGCTTTGGAGGTAAGAACGGTCTGCCATGATCCGTGTTGACTACAAGCTTCCAGTCATTCATTGCCCGCTCACGGTCGAACGTTTTCAAAGATTCATAAGTGGCAATGGCAGAATCTGTTTTCTGCAAGAGCGAAGCCCACGATTGATAAGCCGCTGCCGGCCCCTCCATCCAATAGCTAGACCATCGCGGATTGTTTACAGGGCCATCATCTGCAACCCATGTGCAGCCAATGTTAAGCATTTGTTTTTGTGACTCATCGATAAACGCACCGCAGACCTCACACACTAATTGCGGTTGACCGTCAACCATCTTGAGGAATTCCATGTCTGGCCGAGTAAGCGACTGGCAATGCGGGCACGTCCAGTAAAGCTTTTTCCGGTCGCCCTGATTGTAGTATTTGCAAAGACCCTCGGTCGGCGGGATTTCATGCTTGGTAACAAGTCCGGCATTTAGCCTGGCCTCCCACTCGATCAGGTTCACTTCAAAGCCGGGTGATGTTTCTGCAATGCACTTGCCGCTAGACTTACTCGTCGTGGTTCGCTTGAGTCCCATCAGGAACTTTGACCCCTCGCCCTCAACGTCGTCGTCTCGTCGGTCATAATCAGGGAAAACTACCTTCTGAAAAGCATCGCCCGACAATTGAGACGCGGCGTGCCACCCAAACCGGATCAACTGGCCATTTCTTAATATCTTTTCGTGGATCGAGTCGTCGTCGGCACGCAAGCTGATCTTTGCTTTTAACTCGGGACTGGCTTTGACCATGCGCGGGAATCTAATCTTGCCAAACCGTCTTGCTCGGTCTTCGGTGGGCTCGCTTATAAGTACGTCACCGCCTCCGGTGTACATTTGATGCGCTAGGACCGTCTCAGTCAACCCAGCGGTCTTTCCGCTACGTGCAGGTCCAACAAAGATTACAGCCTCAACACGCCGGTCTGTAACGTCTCGCTGGGGCTGTTTCATGTAAGGGGTTAGATCAGGGTTATACCGAATCGTCGTTGCGCCATCTCCAGCGATAAACACGTGTTCCTTGGCTACCTCTGTAACGCCCATGCGCAAAGGTGGCTTTAAGCCCTCTAGCAGTTCAAGTGCTAGTTCTCTAGGGCTCAGGTACATAGCCTAGACTTTCCTGAGCCTGCAAAGCCATACTCATGCGCACGTCATCAATGATCTGCTCAACCGCGGAAACCTGAAACGGAGTGAGACTGGCCTCGACCTCCATGCGGTCCGGCAACGTCAGCAGCGACTGAGTGATAACTTTCTGCGCCATCCCCCAAAGCCGACGCATAGCCTCGACTTCGACAACCTGACCTTTTAGCTCTTCAACCTCGATCCGCTTTTTCTCCGAGTCCCAAAAGTCTTTGCGGTCTTTAGGCTCCAGTGACTCCGGATCAATGTTGCCGCTGATCGTCGGTCGCTCTTCTTGCCCTTTGACAAACGCACGAGCAACTGCGCATTGCAACACGCTCTCAATGGTCCACGCCTCGGCGCCCTCGATCACAAACGCCATGCTGCCGCTCAACAACTTTCTGGCCTGCGTGGTGTTGGTCCCCATAAGCATTGCCGCGTACTGCAAGCTAACCATATTGGCCTGACCGCTAAACAACAACAGCGGCTTGCGCTTGGCAACACTCAGCGCCTCGCTAGGCAA